ATAGTGATCCTGCTCCCCGTGCTGCAATAAATGGAGCAGGAGGAAGTGGTGGAAGTGGAGCTGCTACAGTAGGAAATGCAGCAACTACTCCTACGACAAGAGAACTCGCAGATCAATTTCGTAATAGATATAAAACCTATTATACGGTAGGAAAATCTTTAGCTGGTGCTGGTGCATTATTTTTTATTGGCAATCAAGTATATAATGCAGCAACGAGCAAATGGGTTGCGAATGCAGCAAATACTTTGCTTGGAAAAGATGGAGAGAGGCATATTGAGGCAGCTAAGAATGCTATTGATTGCATAAATAATATAGAATTAATACCTGGAAGTCCGTCTGTTTTTTCACGAGAAAAGATTATAAACAATATAGAAATTTTTGCTAAGTATGAAACTATAGGAGACATTACTGATAGTAGTTTGTATCTGAAAGTTATTGATGACTCTGTTAAGGCTGCTCAAGAATTATTAGCAGATGCTTCTGTCGAAGGTTCTTTGCAGAATTTTTTGGTTATAGTTTCTGATAAGCCTAATGATAACTTGGCGGGCATGACTCCATTAGAAGCAGGAGGCGGAAGTGCTCTTGTCGCAGGTGCAGGTGGATTGCTTATGATAGAAGGAGTGTTAGGAGTAGCATTAGGTGCAACACTCGCAGGACTTGTTGGTTGGAATTTTATGTCCAAATATTATGAAGATGAAATAAACTGTATTGCTTCTGCGGCAGATTCAATAAAGCAATTTTGTGACGATCTTCAGGCAAGGCTATCTAAAGCAAAAGAATCTGCACAACCTTACAATCCTAACCCATCAAATTCACCTTCAAGTCAAAAAATTTCTAATAATTCACTATTAGAGCAGATGATTGGAGTTATGCAGAATGATAAAATTTATAATATGCCTGGTCTATCAAACATTTTTGTTAATGAAAGAAGATTACTCAGAAAATTAATTCAAGAATCTGGAAGTATTTCTAATACTGCAAAAATGTTATCAGATATTAATCCAAACATTAATTCAATACTATCAGGAATAGATACCAGCAATTTTGATGGAGTAATAACTGAAGATTTAGTGAAAGGCAACAAATCTTTGCAGGATTTGGCAAGAGCAATCATTACTTCTGCCAAGACAGCCAAAAGTGCTTTGAAAATAAACAGAGCATCAGATGTTAATAATTTACAAAATAAATTTAAAATAAAAGAAACAGAAATGGAAAAACAATCAAAATCTATTACTAATCATGAATTAACTAGAAAGACTGCCGAAACAAAAGTTTCTTATTTTGGAGATGCCAGTTTGGGTCTCAAAGATCAGTTGACCAAATCATATTATGCGGGCCTAACAGGAATGTATAATGAGAGTCCTCCAAAAAAATCGTCTGATTATAAAGATCTATACGGATTTAACAAAGAAACTGGGCAAGATCTTATATTAGAAAGTCATCCAAAGTCTGTGACTTTAGCTGATGCGATGGGTAAGGGCGGTTTGGTGGAAAATAACTTAGAGCAGCAACAGAAATCAATATATGTTGCGACCAACACTCCAAGTGGAAATTTTCAATCAAAATATGCTCAGACTATAAGCTATCTTGAAAAACTCGCGAAAGCAGCTGATAGTCAGAACAAAAAAGATGTTTCAAGATTAATCAAACAGACAATTAGCAAATTAAATTAGGAGATCTAAATATGTCACTTAAGCCCATTACCCCTGGACTCAATCCTATTGGTCAATATGACCTTCTCGATTCCTTTGCTGCCAACTTTGTTGGTGGCGAAGTAGGAATTTTTACTACAACTGGCTCCACTGATTACTACGCTGCCGATGCAGGTGGTGGTTCCATTACCCAGAACGTTAAGGTTACTGGTGGAAAAGCAACAGCAGGAGAATTTTACGGTCTAGTTGACGATGGTATCACTGGTTACGGTACTTCTTTTGGTTCCGTAATTGGCGGCACTGTTGGTCAAGGAACTGGTTTCGCATCAGGAGTTGCTTCCTCTTCTGCTGCTGGAATTGTTGTTATCGGTCCAAGAACCTCTTTCGGTTCTGGAAAGGCAACTCTTTGGACTATGCCTGGACTATACGGTGTAACTGTAGACGCATTTGTTTCCTCTACAGGAACAGATATTCCTTCTGCAGTAAATGCCAAACTTTATGGCGAGAATGCCACAGGTAAACTAACCAAAGCATTTGCATCTAATGGAGTTCAAGCAGCAGTATTCCTAAATACTGTTTCTGATAGCTCTTTGGTTTCCACTTCTGCCGCAGCAGCAACTGGCTCCGCTTCAACCACAGAGTATTACGCTGTTTACCTCTTAGGCGCATCTGCTTAATCAACAATATATTAGGAGAAATAAATATCATGTCAAACATTTTTAATACTCACGGCGAGTTGAATGCCGGAAACGTAAAGGAAGCCCTTCAGCAGATCGTCAAGTATGCATCTATGATTGAGGAACTTCAGCCTTCTAATGCAACCATTGCCTCCGGTCCTTCTTTGAATGATGACCAACGCGATGAAATGATCAAGCAAGCTTTGCTTACCCAAGAAGGTAAGATTGCTCTAGGTCAAGCTATGGCCACTCCTATCCGTAGAAACTTGGACTACTCTGGTGTTGGACGTAAGGCACTTGTAGTTGATCCTCTTCCTCAAGGAGCCCTTCCTGTTTATGACCGCGATATTGATGTCGCCGCAGTCGTTATCTCTTCTAACGGCTCTGTTCCAGAAAGCCGTGTTTTCGGTGACCGCGTTACCGTTCCTGACTTTGAAATTGTAAGTAACCCCACTGTTCGTATTTCCGAAGTCAAGCGCAGACGTTTCAATGTCATTGACCGTGCTCAACAGAAGGCTCGTCAAGAAATCCAAGCACAAGAAGATGCCAACGTCTTTGCTGCTCTTGATTTCGCATCTGATACCACCAAGGGCGGAGAAAACACCGCTCAAAGACTAGATCTAACCGATTCTACTGTTAGCGGCAAGCTCAGCAAGAATGGTATGCTTGCTCTCAAGCGTCAGATTGACAGATGGGACTTGGTTACCTCCAAGTATTTCATGAACATCAATGAATTCACTGATATTCTAAGCTGGGAATCTGCTGGTTCTACTGGTGCTTCTCAGGTTGATCCTGTCACCCAGAGAGAAATTCTTCAGACTGGTCTTTACGGACAAATCTTTGGTGCAGATATCATCGTATCTAAGATTGTTCCTGCTGGCAAGGCTTTCGCAACCGCAGAACCCGAATTCGTTGGTGTAATGCCCATCCGTCAAGACATCGAAGTTCTACCTGCTGATGAGCCTAAACAACTCAAGCTCGGCTGGGTTATCTCCGAAATGATTGGTATCGGTATCGTAAACCCCAGAGGCGTCTCCGCTGGAACCGTTCAAGGTTCTGAATCTATCTAATCTAATTAGATAGGATTTATCTGGCCGGACAAGGAGACTTGTCCGGTTTTTTTTTGATTTAGAGGAAAAAATGACAAAAAACCAATTAAGAAATAGAACTAAATTTTTTGCTGCATCGGAAAATAAAAATTCTAAAGTAAAAAACAAATTACCAACAAGAAGAGAGCCTAACTATGTAGATGTTAGCGATTTAAATACTGACAATGTTATTTCTGACTTTTTTGAATTTGACAAGGAACTATCTTCCTTGAAACCTTCAAATAAGACAGAGGAATAATTAATATATGTTGATAATTATAACTATTTAGATTAAATGATTTGAGCCAAATATAATTTCTATTTATATTGGCTCAATATAAATATAAACAATAGACACAAGAAGTGAAGTGAGTATATGGAAAAAAAAACTTTTATAACATCAGATCTATCTCTGGCAGCCTTTTTAACAATGAAAGGATTAGTGCTTATTCGTTGTAATAAGGCTTTGACTGGGAAGTTTGAATTTATATTTGAAGATCAGGATGAGAAAGCATCTTTACTTTCAATTGATTATTTTAATAGTGATTTTTGTAGATTTGATAATAATGTAAGAACTTTAAAAAAAATGTTATATAAAAATTAATTTTTGGCCATATTTCTACTAATACTTTGGGCCTTTGGTACAAAGTTAAGTCATAATGTAATACCCCCAGGAACATCGGTTAATAGATTTTGGCTTTACACTTTAATATATTATAATAGATGTAGTTTATGACTTGATAAAAGTTGTAGTTATAGTGATGTTATATAAAACTAAAAAAATATTTAGGAAATAAAATGGCAAGAACATTTAATACCAAAATTTCAGGTGATCAGCTTACTGTTGAAGCTCGCAATGGCTTTGGAACAGGCGGTCTTGACACCAATGCAGACGGCGCTCTAAAGGCAGACTGGTCTGTTGTTGCAGATGCATCTTCTGTTGAAGCTGCAATCTCTGCTGAGTCTAGCACTCGTACTTCTGCTGATACCTCTCTAACCACTCGTGTCTCTACCGAGACTGTAGATCGTGTTGCTGGAGATTCTTCTATCGCAGTATCCGTATCTAATGAAGTATCTTCCAGAATCTCTGGTGATGCTTCTGTTATGGTCAAGCTATCTGAAGAAGCCTCTACTCGTCTTGTTGGAGATTCCTCTCTTGCAGTAGCAGTATCCAATGAAGCTTCTGCTAGAGTATCTGCTGACGATTCTGTTCTCGTAAAATTGTCTTCAGAAGTTTCTTCTCGTATTGCTGGAGATTCTTCTCTAGCAGTTGCAGTATCTGACGAGGCTTCTTCCAGACTATCCGGCGATGCTTCCGTTCTCGTTAAATTATCTACAGAAGCTTCTCTCCGCACTGCTGCTGACGAATCTCTAACCACCAGAGTTTCTGCTGAAGAGTCTGTTCGTACTTCTGCTGATGCCTCTCTAAACACTGCCGTTTCTAACGAAGTGGTTGCAAGAGCATCTGCTGATACTTCTATTCTAGGCAAATTGTCTGATGAAGTTTCTGCTCGTACCTCTGCCGATACCTCTCTAACCACCAGAGTTTCTG